CTCCACTGGCCTTCATGTTGAAGCCGACTTGGACGCCCGTAATCCGGTCGTCCTTGGCATTCGGAGCGCTATGGAGCGCGGCGACCTTGATGAGATGTCCTTCGCCTTCCGTGTGACTCGCCAGGAGTGGAACGAGGATTACACGGAGCGTTGGATCAATGAGGTCAATCTCTCCAAGGGTGACGTCAGCATCGTCAATTACGGGGCCAACCCGCACACGGGTGGCCTCACGAGTCTCCGTGGCCTGTCTGACGAAGACATGGACCGTGTGCGGTCCTTTATTGAGTCCATGAGGGGCGTTCCCGCCCCGGAAGAGCCCGTAAAGGGCCACTCCCTGGACTTCTACCGCGCTAAGGCGCGACTCCTGGACATCTAGTCCATCAATCCATTTAGGGGCGTCACACAGCCGTGTGGCGCCTTATTTATGCCTGCCCTGAACGCGCCGGAGCTTACGCCGGAGCCCGATAGGGGCCACCACCTGAGAAACCACCCGTTTCCGATGGCAGGCGCACTTGACAATTAGGAGGTTAATACATGGACAAGCGTGCCATGATTGCCGACCTGATGGCCAAGCGCGCCGCAAAGCGCGCTGAGCTTGATGGTCTGCTCACTGCCGTTGAGGCCCGTGAAGAGGGTAAGCGAGAGCTTACCGACGAAGAGCGTTCGGCCTTTGAGGCCGGCGAGTCTGAGGTTCGCGCTTTTGATGAGCGAGTCGCGGAGCTGGATGCGCAGGTCCGCGCTGATGAGGCTGCGGCTGAGATGGCCAAGCGCTACGCGCCTTCTGGCGTCAAGGTGACGTCTGAACCTGAGGTTTACCGCAGGGGCGGCAACGTCTCGTACTTCCGTGATCTGCACCTTGCCCGGAACAAGGGCGACCACCAGGCCGCTCAGCGCCTTCAGCGTAACGACGCAATGGTTGCTGAAAAGCGTGCCATCAGCACGACCAATGGCGCCGGCGGCGAATTTGTGCCCCCGTTGTGGCTGGAAGACGAATTCATTAAGTTTGTTCGTCCGGGTCGCATTACTGCGAACCTTTGTCCCACGATGGATCTGCCTCCGGGCACTGACTCCATCAACATTCCGAAGGTGAACTCCGGTACTGCGGTTGCGCCGCAGTCCAGCCAGAACTCTGGCGTTCAGCAGACCGACCTGACGACTACTTCTGTGGCGTCTCCGGTCGTCACCATTGCTGGTGGCCAGACGGTTTCTCTCCAGCTTCTGGAGCAGAGCCCTCTTAACATTGACAATGTGGTCTTGGCGGACCTTGCCGCGGATTACGCGCAGAAGCTCAACACCCAGGTTCACACCGGTTCCGGCTCTGGTGGTCAGGTCACTGGTATTTCGACCCTGAGCGGCACTAACGCCGTTACGTTCACCAGCACTACGCCGACTCTTGGCGGCACGGGCGCCAACGCGCTCTTCCCGAAGCTTGCCAATGCCATTCAGCTGATTCACACGAAGCGATTCCTGCCGCCTACGGCGATTGTTATGCATCCGTCTCGCTGGGCCTGGTGCCTGTCGCAGTCGGATGCTTCTAGCCGTCCGCTGGTGACTCCGCGCGCCGGAGCCTACAACCCGCTTGGTGCCATGGATGGCACTGCGTCTGAGGGTCTTGTCGGTGAGATGCTCGGACTCCCGGTCTACGTGGATGCCACCATTCCTACCAACCTGGGTGCTGGCACTAACCAGGATTACATCCTGGTTGCCCGCATGAGCGACCTTGTCCTGTGGGAGTCCAACGTTCGCGCTGAGGCCTTCCAGCAGACCTACGCGCAGAACATGAGCGTCTTCGTCCGACTGTATAACTATTTCTCTTTCCAGGCCGGCCGTTACCCGCAGTCGATCTCGCTGATCAACGGTACTGGCCTGACCACTCCGTCCTTCTAATCCTTAGGAGGCTGAGAGTGAATCCGGTCAACTACGCCGATGGTCTTATGCGCGAGCTGACTTTCGTCAGCAAGAAGGCCGATAAGGACGCCATCTTGAAGGAACTCTCCTGGGCGTCCGAGGAAATCAAGAAGTTCGACGTCTCCGCCCTCGAAGAGGACGGCAAGGCGCATTTCGCTGACGTCGTCAGCCGTCTTGCTGAGGTCATTGACGTCTAGGAGGTGAGGGCTTGTGCTTCGGATTGTTCATCGGCGGCACAAGCCCCGCCGCTATAAGCCCCACATGCGTCATCCGCACAAGCTGCGGCGTCGTACGACGCATAGCCACCATCACAAGAAGGCGCCTCACAAGAGGCGCCATCATCGCAAGGGCTATCACCTTAAGCATAAAAGGCACCTCAAGCATAAGCGACATCTACGGCACTTGAGGCACAACAAGCATAAGAAGAGACGCGTCCTTCATCACCACAAGACGCATCTCAAGCACAAGCGCCATGCGCGGAATCTGCACCGAAAGCAGAAGCACCTAAAGCGTCACCGCCATAAGGCGACCCATCACCACACTCTGAAGCATCACCGCAAGAGCCGCGCTCATCACCACAGGCGTGGTTACCACCTGAAGCACAAACGGCATTACAGGCATGGGCACCACCACAAGGGTTCTCACACTCACCACCACGTTCACCATCACAGGCGCGGCTACCACCTGCGCCATCACCGACACGGCCGATAAGGGGGTTTGAATGTCTCAGTCTCAGACGCTCTATTACGTCGGCCAAGACGTCGGAGTGACCACCACAGCTCTTGATGACAACGGGAATCCGGCGACAGGCGCTCTGACTGTCACCATGACAGTCACGGATCCAAATGGTGTCGTCACGACGCCTACAGCGTCGTCTACTGGGGGTGGCGGCTTCGCCGCGGTGGTGCCGTCCGTTGCTACGGCCGGCAACTGGCTTTGGCGCTTCACTGCTACAGGAACGGGCGTTGGTTTTGCCACGGAGGGACAGTTCAGCGTCCGCCAACAGGGCATTGAACAGTTCATCGATCTCCTGTCCGTGAAGAAGCACCTGAACATTACTCCGTCGGTCACGACGAACGATGACGAACTTCAAGGCTATATCTTGATGGCCGCGGAACAGGCCCGTGACGTTTGTGGGCCGTACCTTGCGGAACAGCACACACAGTTCTTTGACGGTGGCTGCAATGCCGTCCAACCCGACTGGTTGCCCTTGGCCTCAATCCAGTCTGCTACCGAGTACTACGGCTTGTCAGCCTTTCCACTGACTGAACAGCCTCTGGGCTCACAGATGAACGCCTTTGCATTCACTGCGGATTACTCGACTGGTCAGATCACCCGAAGGACATTCGGCGGTCAGCCGGCCATGTTCGCCATTGGGGCGAAAAACATCAAAATCGTGTACACGGCCGGACGTTCCGGCCAGATCCCCTACACGGTGCGCCTTGGGGCGCTGGAGCTTGTCCGCCATCTCTGGACGATGACTCAGCAGCACAGCCGCGGACGACGTCATGACACGGAGTTCGCTGATTCCAGCGTGCCTACAGGCTTCGCCTTGCCTGACAGGGTTGTTGAGCTTTGGTCGCCGTACCGGCGTCCCCCTGGGATCGCCTAATGAGCATTCCCACAAGCAGCATCCCCGCAGCGCGGGCATATCTGCTCTCTCAGATTCAGTCGACGCTCACGCAAGACTCTGCCGATCCAACGGCAGAGCTCCTGATCAGCCTTGACGAGCCGGGCACCCATGAGCCGGCAGACATCGTCTGGATTGGCGACGTCCACCAGACCTATTCCCCTCATGCCACGGTCGGATCCGGCGGAGCCCTGTGGCTCCGTGAGGACTACACGGTTGAGATCACTATCTCCGTTGTCCGTTCTGGTGATGATGGCACCAGTGCCCTCGCATTGGCGGTGTTCACGAGAGCGAGAGCTCTCGCAGATCAGATCGTGAACGTTGTCCGCTCGGATCCCTCTCTTGGCGGCGTGGTAGACCGCGCTCGACCCGGATCAGTGACTCACCAGAGTTCTTGGACTGCCGATGGCCAAGGCCGTGAGACGGAAATTCAGATAGCCATTGAATGCATGTTTGTCCTGTAAGGAGCTCCCATGCACCTGAAGTACTCCGGTCCTGAAGGCCGGTATTACCCCACGCTCGGGATTACTCCTATTCCGGGCGATGTCTACGAACTTTCCCACAATCCCGATGATGGCCAGTGGGCCACGACTGAAGAGGCTGTCACGCCTCCGGAGGAGGTAGAGAATGCCTAAGCCTAGTCATCTTGCAACATTCTCCGTTGGCAAGGAGACCACGCCGGGTACGGCGGTTGCGCCTACACAGTGGATTCCCTGGAAAACGCTCACGCCGAAGGATGATGTCCAGCTTATTGAAGACACTGGCCAGCGTGGTGCGCCTGTCGCGTCCTTCAACATTCTTCAGGGCCAGAAGGGCAGTGAGCTTGATTTCGCCGGGGAGTTCATGGCGGACTCTGGTGGCTTCCTTCTTCAGTCGCTTCTGCCTGACATGACGACTACGGGCGCCTCAGCGCCCTATAGCACCACCTTCTCTACGCTCTGCACTGGTGATACTCAGCCGCATTCTCTGTGTTTCACGATTGACGACCCGCTTGGTACTTGGCAGTACCCGGGCATCAAGCTCTCTGAGCTCGGTTTCAAGTGGACTGCCGAC